TCAACTCATCCATGTTAGGCATAACAGGCACAAACTTAGCTTGTCCTGTTCCTGTGCCTTCACCCCTACTACTTATGATAGGAACAAAGTTCGGATTACGTCTAGTCTCCTCTGCTATGTATTCTCCCAATCTGTTTAATGATTCCTCATCATGACCTGGAATATCTAAGAAACCTTTTGGCGGTCTTTCTAATTTATAAATCTTGTTTTGGAAGTTTTCAATCGCTAATGCTGTTTCGATTTTCTTAGAAAGACCCATAATTGGCGACTGTCCATATAGTCTAGCTGTCGCACTGTATTTGTTAAAATGTATAATTTCATCCCTTGCAAAAGGTATTTTGTCACTATCTCCACCTAAATCATAAAAATAAGCCATCTTTGCAGCAGGAATACCACCTTCTGTTTTTGCATCTTTATCTACAAACTTTCTTGTGATTACATCAAAATAAACGTCATCCTTAAACCTGCCATACTCATCTACATGAAATCTCATGTGCTTTGCATCTTCTACCCAAAGCTGCTTGACCACTTTTATCTCACCGCCTTCTACGCGGTCATAAACAATACTAACCCACACATCATCAAATATTTCTAGTTGTCTTATCATTGCCTTAAACAACTCCATACCTGATATGTCTGCATCTCCTCTTGTCGGGTCTCTAAGTAAACTCTCTAAGATTTTCCTCTCCTCTTTGTCACCAGTGTCGCCCACTGCATGATACTCCCAACCTTTTGCTACTGACTGCGAAGCAATACGCGAAATAACCGTTCTTAAATGCGAATAACGGTCTGCTAGCTGCTCTAGGTATCTCTGGTCTATCGGAGGTAATATCGACTCTTGATATTGCGCATTTGTTCCCATCGCAGAATACACTGGAGTCCTTGCCTCTTTTATCACCTGATTAGTATCGTTTGCTATCATCTCCTCTAACGCAGATATTTTTCTTATCGGTTTGCGCCCAAGTATCCTATCGTACCATGCCATGTATGTCCTCCAATGTCTTCATTATGTTATTAAGCCTTTCTGTTTTCTGAAGCAAATCTAATCTTTTCTTTAATGACTTACTCCACCTGTGTCCTGCATCGCCACCCATTTGCTTCCACATCACATAGCCCTTACTCGGATTACGCCTGTCACCAAAACCCTTAGCTGGCGGGTCTACCTTCTCATGCCTTCTATAATATGTATCAATCTTAACTGCCGTATCATAACCTACGTCCTTTTGCATACGTAACTTACGATTAATCATCTTTGTCACTTTACCACCACCATACCCATGCATCTGACGTAAATCACGGCCATCCATCGCTTCTTTTTTTACACCAATAGGGACCTTATAACGAGTCCTTTTATCTGCCATTGTACTCCTTAACGTATTTTCTAAGCACAGGTTCTACCAATACACCAGTCGGAACATTCTCTGCCTTAGCAATTTCTTTAAGACTAGTTTTAGTATCGTCACTAATTCCGTAAATTTCCAACCGTGTTCGTTTTTTCATAAGTGGTTGGGACGCATGTAAGTACATATAGTATATAAACTTTCCTATACATAATCCCAACTAGCAAAACTTAATCCTTTTTTATTAAGATTTTTTATTGCTAATTCACACATCCATAACGCCATCACAGCATCAGGCGTGTGACCCTCAAGCCTACCATTCTTACCATACACCAAACGACTCAAACCATCTGTCAACTTTCTAGGACCTGGTTTACTTGCCTCTCTTATTTCTTTTTGCCACGGGATTTGATAGCGTTCTTTTTCAAACTCCAAGGCCAACCCAGGTATACCCACGTCATGCGAGTGCTTCTCTCTGCCCGTGTTGTGCCCTTCGACAGGTAAGCCCGCCAAATCACTCGCACTATGAACCACAAGTCTCTGATACCCATTCGATTCTATCATTATCGTTTCTGGATTAAAACGTTTCGCAAGCTCGCGTATCTTTAACACCTGAGTTTCCAACCAACCACTTCCTTGTGCCATTACCTTGCCTGTCCAACTGTATAACAACCTACGATGCTCCGTACGCTTATTATAAGCCACAATACAGTAGCTTGTCTCATCGTTTTGACTGTTCATACCCACAGCCAAATCAACGCCCATCATGACGCTTATATCGTCCGTGTAATCTGGGAGTCCCATATCTAAATTTTCATCTAAACATCTCTGCAATACCTCATACGGTATAACTGCACTCTCTGGGTCTAAAGGATTTAACATATACTCAGACTCAAAAGCTCGACTTCCCATTGTCTCCTTTTCTTTATCCAAACGCTCCTGATTCCAATACTCTGGCCAACGCGGAGTTCCGTCTTCCAAAAGTGCTGGATGCCTCACTACATTCCACTCAGAACTCTCAGATACCCAGTCAGTTATGTCTCCAACCCTTTTTTGAGTTCCTACTAATAACATCTTAGACTCTGGCAAACGCATCGGCATCACAACTCTCTGAACATAATGGATAACCTTCTCATCTGTCAAATTTGGAAACTCTTGCAAAACGTCATCCAGAATAATCATATGAACGTGAGGCCCCTCAAGTGCTTTTCCAATACTTGCACCGTGAACCCTACTACCATTGTTAAACCGTTTAGCACCCTTACGTATTGTCACCTTCCTATCGTCACCCTTTTCAAGATAGTTGCTAAGACGCCAACTACGCTTACACAACTCCTCAAACTGCTCAAGCTTATCCCAAGCCTGTTCCAATGTCGCTGAAATATACAACGCTCTAAAGTTTGGCTGCTTGTGCATGTAATATGCCAATACACACAAACCCCACGTCGTTTTCAAGTGACCGCGTGCGCATATTATAGAACTAAACTCACCTTTGTTGAAATTCTCCTCCCACTGATTGTGCATCTCGCCTAACGGAACATAAGTCCCTGGCTCATGGTCCATATAGTCTCGCATTACCTCATCTATAAACTCATTCAAAGTCAAAGGCTGGTCTTTCATTATCTCCATTGCACCTGCAATCGCCTGAGAAATGTATTTTGCGTTGTTCATTTGTGTTTTGCAACAGTTATCTGTATATATTTAGTTTCTGCATCTAAAATTATCAACTTCTCATGCACTTCTTGTAAATTCTCAGACTCCTCTATTACATTGCCATCTCTAATTATTCTAATGATAACAACCAACCCCTGCCATCCCAAGTAAATACCTGAAAATATTTCTTAAAATCAAACCGAGGTATCAAAAAACACTTGGCTACCTTGTCATCACTGTCATAATACGTCTCACCCGCACTCACACGCTTAAAATTGTTTTCTTTTATCAATTCACGCAACTTGTCCATACGAATCAACCACAACTGGTCTGCACCTAGATTAGGAAAATAATAAGCAAACCAATCTGCAATCGTTGTCCTAATGCCACTTGGCTTACCTCGACACTTATACTCAATAGCCATGTTGCCTGAACCACCTTCATCCCTTTCGTTTTCCCAATAATCTGTCTTTACCTCAAAAAATACTGGATACTGACCTACATTTTGAAACATTATGTCAAACTTGTTAGTATCACCGTATGTCAAAAACCGTTTGTGCCATACCGTTTCGACAAAATGTCTAACAACCTGTTCACCTTTTTGTCCATCAGCCAAATCTCTATCAAAATTATTGTTCATAACAACAACTCCTCACTAAATTCAGCATTAGCATCCACAAACCTGACCTCTAACGGGTAATTCGCTGATTTCCTTACTAAACTGTCGTCTGGCTCTGTATTATGCACCTCATACACCACACCCGTGTCCGCATCTATTACATCCGCACGCAATCCACTCGGCTCAAATATTGCCTCTGTGTAAAACTCGTGACCCCACTCCTTTAGCTTTTTGCAAATATTAAACTTCATAGTAATATGCGCGTCCGTCTCACCCGAACCCCAACGTAACACATTGCGATTCCTATTGCTAGTTCGCAACATTCTACTTATGTTGTTCCTCTGTATCTGCTTATTCATCTATAAACCTGCGACATGCCTTGCATGTAACCCCATCATCTGACTTAGATAGACTTACAGCATCACCAAACCGACCACAATAGGTCCAATTACGGTCTGACATCTTCTTATGAACGATTACCAACTAAATCCCCCACTATCGGTGTATATATCTCACTCTGCTTGCACTCATAACAGTCAACCACTGGCCTGCCTTCCTTCTTTTTACTCCAAATAAAATGCTCCTTGCTTATATTCCTGTGCTCATGCTCCCATCGCTCACCACACATAAAACAACTAAAACGCCACCTCATCTACTCCACTCCTTAAAGTCACGCTCCATCTTCTCACGTATCTCTGCAACCTCTGGTGTAGGCAAAAAAACTCCGTCATCATGTTGTATCCTTCTACGCATACGACTTATCGTGCCTTTATCTGGCGCATACTTAACAAGTAAATACAAATCACTCAAAAAACTCTCCTCCTGCTGGCTTCTTTGCTCTGTAGGTATTGCGCGATAATAATCCCTCAGTATCATGAAAAACAACTCTTTATCGCTGTCTCGCGTATGTGGATAATCTCTAAGATACTTTACAACCAAACGCTTAGTACTATCCAACCTGTCAAACCACTCCTTCATTTTAACAACTCCAAACAATGCTTGCAATTTATGTACTTTAACTTCCTCGTCTTCATCTTAGCATACTCTCCTGGCGTCGCCTCATGACCACACATACTCATGTGAGGCACCTTACTAGGTGCGTGCTTCTTTCTCATTTATACCTCCATTAATCATAACGACACTCCTTGCAAAATCCATTTGTGCTCTCATACTCAACCGTGCCCATAACAAACCCACAAACCTTGCATCGCCACATTATTGCTCACGCTCCGAACATTTATTGCACAACCACCAAGCATTACTGTCCTCCTTGTATATCTTGTCTATATGCACCATACCATGACCATGAAACACCTTGTGCTCCCGACATAACTGACGCATTCCTATATTGTCACACATATTACACTTATATGTGCTCATGTGACTTCTCCTCCGATATGTCCTCTATCATGTTTTTACAAAGAACACTTACCATACCCAACGCTGTCGTATACGCTTTTTTCTCCTTGCCCTTATAATCCATCGGATTGTCATCCACAAACTTCTGAATGTGCATCATCATCTCATGCAAAACAACTATCCATACATCATGACTCGTTGCACTCATTGGTCTATCCTTCCCTCACACCATCCAAGAAAATCCTCACACGCATCAAATATTCCCTGCATGTAAACCTTCAACAACTCATCCGTCACCTGCCAATGCTCATCTCGATGCTCCTGCGTATTCTTCATCTTCTTCAAACAATATGCACGTATGTCCATATAACGTATCTCGCGCTTCAAATCTGCATCTGTAAAAGTACGCTTGCGCTTGCCTGCTACAAAACTGTCACTCAAACCATTACGCTTCTTAGACATCCTCACCCCGTAGCTTACCTATGTAAGCTCGCAAAAATTTCTGCTTAATTCGCTTGTCAAACTCCATCTCATCCAATGCCTCGTTTATGCACTTGTTTATGTGCGTAACCATGTCCTGCTTCTCTGTCTCTATATCCTGCAACTTACCAAGCATCTCCGTCATCTTTACAAACTCATGACCACGAACATCCGCACGACCCTCTCGCAAGTTCTTCAAAAACTCCTGACGAACCTCCTCCAACTCATGCATATTCTTTGCCATATCATTCACAACAGTCTTCTTCGTGTGCTCTATCAAATCTATCTCTACCTGACTGCGATACTCATCCCAGCCTCCCTTCTCTGCCCACCTAGCTACCGTCCCCGCTGTCATATTGTAATTATAACGCTTATTCAACTTCCTTGCTATCTCCGTGTTCGCGTGACCTCGCAAGTACAACCCCATAGCCTCCTGCTTGTCCTCCGTCGTATAACTCCTGCCTTCTTTGCTCATTGCTTTCTAAAACGTCCAAACATATCGCTAGTCGCCACTCTTCCGCGCTGGGTACGTTCATCTTCTACCACCTCTTCTACTACATCCTGCGTAGCCTTGGCAACCGTCTCATCTACCAAATTGTCAAACACATTACCAGCGTCCTCTGGCATACTCATATCTGGCTCTAGTTTTCTTAAAGCCGAAGTCATGTGTATCCTACCATCTCCACTGTCCTTCACTCCATTACTGCTAGCATATTCCTTTACATGCGCATCCATAGCACACCATATCTCATCTGCTAACCTTGTGCCCTCTACTGCACATATGTCCTTCATGGCTTCCCATGTGTCTCGCCTAAATCTATTGCGCCCTACCTGTATCATGTACCTGGTGGACTCACTTGATTGATTTGTCATACATCTCCCAATGCATAGCCCCTTATATATCTTTCTATGTAAAATATAAAAAATTTATAGACTACCTACCAAAGCAAAAATAGAGGGTAGGGGTCTACATGAAATGGGGGGTAAAAAAGTGCCAGATTTCGCTCTGGCGGGCGTTTTTCTAGCTATTGGGTAGCTCTAGAAACCTAAGTCTTGCATCTCCTCTATAGCCTGTTCTATCTCGTCTCTGGCTGTGTTTAATACAGAGGCTAGCATTTCTCCTAACTCTCTGTAGTCACGCACTTTCTGGAGTGCGTCGCTACCCATGTATTCAACTTCTTCAATGTTGATTTCCATGCTATACCAGTAAGCATACTAGTATATATAGTTATGCCTGTCATTAATGCTGTGCAAACCTTTATATAGGCATATGCTGTTGTATGTGTGGATGATTATGTAAATATATATCTTACTAGGCAGTTTTAGAAGTTGCCCAGCTTCATGGAACCAACCCTTAATCGTAGTAGTGTGGAAACTCGCCCATATTACAAATAGGGCAATAACCTATTTTGCTTTCGTAAACTGTAAAGCATACTTCGCAATCAATAGTTTTCATTATTCCACCTCCCTTAGATAGTCTATATGTGAACATTCTTTTATTGTCTTAGGTTGTTTATTCATTATCCCACCCTGAAGCTTTTCTGAACTTCTCAGAATCAAAATTAAGATTATCA